ATACTAAACACCAGGTTTGACCTAGTTATTATTCGTAAATGCTTCGTTAAGAATTTGTAACGACATAAAATTCCATATAGGCATTGCTGCTTATACTTAAAAACTATCGTTAGTCAAAACTTACTCGCAGGCTATTGCCATATTACTGGATTACTCAAATATATATGAGTCACCAACCACACCGCTACCATGTGGATTTTCGTGCTGCCCATTATCTTCGCAAAGATATCTTCCATCCCAAACCTCTTGTTGGGTTGCAAAAGACGGTATCCCCTTCGGAAACCAATGTTCAACACTACACTTTTTTAACACTATTTTCATCTTCATTCGGAAATCATCATAAAACTCCTTTCCTTGTAAAAATGCTTCAAATAATACACTCGATACCATATCGCAGTTCTGTAATTCTAAAGAAACAGTGTCACTTTTAACGCAAGTGTGCAGCGTTTTAAATAACGACATGACTTCTAGGGGTCCTAAATAGACTCCTCTTTCTCCATCATATCGAAATGATCGTTTAAGGAACGAACAATCCTCCATTTTAATAAAGGGGATGGATACCCCTTCTTTGTCAGCCATTGTATACACTACACCTGACTTTTCCAATTCCCTCTGAATTGCTGTGTGATTAAACTCTACTCTATCTTCAGAGACCGACATCACATTGTCATCTCCATAGTTCATCTGTGTAACATAACTATTAAAAAAACGCTCTTTGTCGAATTTATATATTGAATAATAAGCGTATCTTATATACAAACTATTTACAATATTATTTACAAAAACAGTCATAGGATGACCAGATGGCTCTGAACCTGATACCACTACAATCTCTCCAAAAAAATCATATGTAGGATAACAAATTTCCGTTGCAATCCCCCTCATGACTGTTAAATCTTCTTCGGAATAACCACATTTACTAGCTAAATACAGCAAACATGAAAATGCTGCCATAGAAGCAGTTGGAGACATCGAAGAATCAAAACTAGCATAATCCCCTGCTATCATACGATCACTACCCTTTTGAGTAACATGCTTTACAAATCTATCCCAATCTCTTCCATGCGCGTTTATACCAACAGCGCTTTCAAATTTGTAGGGATTTCGCATAATAATCACTCCTAATGGTAGGAAATATTTTCTAACAATCAATAATCCTTCTAAAGAAACCCCAGCAAAAACTCTAACTTTCCCGCTACCTATTTTCTTGGGTTCATCTTTCAAGGAACATTTAAACACAAAGTGACATCTCTTCCCTGCTAACAACATCTTCTCACATTTTTCAACGCGATCCCAGACATAATCAGGGGCTTCTATAACATCAGTGACAAAATCACTAGATACACCTGTTCTTGTTAAAACCATACTTTTAGGTTTATTAATAGGAAAACCACAACTTGTACTCATTACTACGGACCTAAGTTGTGCAATTCCATCTTGACCAGAGAGAGTTATCTCCTTACTTAAGGGTTGTATACCCCTCAAAGCACTATCTGGTAAAGTATCAATTATACTCATACAATAATCATTAGCGGCTAGAGCCATTCTATCAGCATCCATGGCACTGATTTCACACATTCTAACTGCTTCTTTATGTTTAGGAATATAATTATTAATATTCTCAGGGGGACCCCATATACAAGGAACGTCAAATACTTCTTCAATTGCATCACTAAGTAACGTCTTAACAACTGAAGTACTTGGTCTCTGTCTTGGTCCACTATGTTGACCATAAAGATTAAA